GAAGTGCTGCCCGAAGGATGACAGCTTTTAAACTTCCCCCACCAACGAAACTTTATCAGGCGTCAGCCGTGAGGTAGCCCTGACGTGAACGGTTGCTGCAGGTCAGCTGACCATAGGCCAAGACCAGAGCGTAGCGGGCATCGACGCCAGCAACGGTTCCGTTCATGAACTCTGTGGTCTTGAACCAGTAACCATTCAATCCTGTGAGCTTCAGGTACTTCGTATTGAGGAAGTACATCGGCGCATCGGTTGCATCAACTGAAAGTTCAAGGTCGAACACGATTGGTGTCTGCTTGAACATCAAGTTGGTGAAGCCTGCGTTGGCCTTTGCAACGTCCTGATAACGAACGTTGTTGGTCAACAGCGACTCGTACTTCTCGAAGAGGCTGGTGTTCGTGATGATGAGGTCAGGAACATCGCTTCCCTTTGAAGCACGGTTGTAGACATCAGCCATGTTTACCAACGAAAGCGTTGCGCCCATGGTTGTTGCCTGTGTCGGGTTCCACCAAGTGTTGGTTGTGCTGTCGATGCCACCGACTGAGTTGTTCTGGGTTCCAACAATGTTGCCCAGACCATTGAAGTCAGTTGCAGCTGAAGCTGAACCAAAAAGCTGCTCGTTGAGGGTTGTCTTCAAAGACATCTCAGCTTGCATGATTTTGGCATTCAACAGTTTGATGATTGCCTCGGTGCCACGGTTCTTGGCTTCTTCAATACCGCTGATTGCGATAGAAGCAGCCATCTGCTTCCAGTCGTACTCTGCGGCTGAGATGCCTTCCTGTGGGGTGAGGTCAATTGCATCGTAACCACTGTACGTGCCAACGGTGTCGTTGACCGCGTAGAGTAGCGGCTCGATGATTTGTGTACCGCCCTCTTCGACACGGACTCTGCCGCGCTCATTGAGGTGGTTCAAAAGGACGAGGTCCTTGAAAATGTTGTCAACCAATGTTGGCTGGTAGTTTTGCAGCGTAGTTGACAACAGTGAATTAAAGTCGGGATTACCGGCCATGTTAATTTCTCCTTGTTGTTATTTGATGTTGAGTGTCTTTTGGGCCTGTTCAAAGGCTTCGAAGACGGACGTTGGTTTAGCAGCCTTGGGGACTGCCGCATTCTTGTTCGCTGAGCCACCCGACACTACTGCCGCGTTGCGCTTTGCCTCTACTCTTGCCTGTTCTTCCGCTAGTTTCTTCTGTGCCTCAGAGGCTTTAGAATAAACCTTATCGAAGGTTATCTGTTTGAAGACTGCTTCTAGGTCGGTAGAACCTACTGCTAGTGCTTTGGCTACGACTTCGTCTGCGTTGAATTCGTCCCCGTACTTGCTTTGCAAAGAGTCGATAGTTCTAGTCAGTTCTTGCATGGCTTTGTCTTGTTCAAAAGCCGCAATTCTTTGTTCTAGCTGTCGAAGGTGCTTTTCAGCGGGGTCTAGGTACTCTTCCTCAACTGGTTCGTTTTGGATTGGAGCTTTAACACCGTAGTGCTGTGATAGCGCCTGCAGAGTGTTTGCCGGGTCCTTTTGGAGTGCTTCCGCTAGGGCTGCTGCAAACTCTACTTGCTTTCTTTGTTCGCTAAGTTCCTGCGTCTTGCGGGTATAATCCGCCTGGCGCTGGTACCCAGCTAAAGCCTCCTTAACTGGAACTACTACTTCTTCACCATTTACTTGGAGCTTGACGACTTTGTCGGCAATCTCTGTGTAGTCGAAGAGTTCTGGTTCTGTTGCTGGAGTTTCTGCTACTGCCTCTGTCGTTTCGCTGACTTGTCCGTTTACCTCGGGGTCAACTACGCTTTCAGGGTTAGCAATATTAATTTCATTATTTGACATTGATGGAGTCCTATCCTTCTTTGGTTATTCCGTTTTTTAAAAGGCACGACGCCTTACATATATAGGTCATTTGTATTACCTATATCTTTATTTTACTGCCCGCCTGCCAATAAAGCTTGAATTATCTCAGGGGGAAGACCTTGTATTGATGCTGGTAAAGCACCTTCGCCTGGTTGGGCACCAGGACCTTGAATTGGAGCGCCTGCTGCACCTATTAAACCAGGTGGTAATTCAACCGGCATTTGTGGTGGCATTGGTGCTGGTCCAAGTTCTCCTTGGCCTGGCATTGGTGGCATTGCGGGTTCTGGTGGTGGGGCTTGCTGTATGAATGAGCCCGGGTCCTTGACACCAAAACCCTGTTGCAGTACGTATTCTGCCAGTCTTGGCAAGTTTACTAGTCCTGCTTGTGCAAATGGTTGCATTGCGGCAACCATCTGTAGGGCCATGTCTCTGCGGAAAGCTTCGTTTCTTGGGGCAGTCGAACCAGCTTCAACATTAAAGTCAAACTCACCTGAAATGTAATCTTTATCAAATGTTAAAAATACTGGTGCAGCATCTGTGCCTACAATTCTTACAGTCTGCTCACCAGTCATGAACTGTTGTGCAAGCATTATAAGATTAGAAGCACATTGTGCTATAGCATTTTCAATTGCTATTAGTTTTTCTGCGACTCTGGCATTGCCGGCTTCTGCAATGATTGCAGCTTCACGGGCAGTGCGGGTAGTTTCAGGAATTGCACCACGCTGGTATTCAGATACACCAGAAACTCTGTCAATGTCATTTTGAATTAATGAAGATTGATTGTAAAATTCTGGTGGGTTAATCAACGCTGGCATTGGTACGACAACGTTGTTTAAGTTCTCGCCAGACTTGACTGGAACGATAACGTTATCTTCATCTGATGCCAAAGCTTGGCGACCATCATCATCGAATGCTGATTCCTGGAACAGCCACTTGCGGCTGTAGCGCTTTCTGTGCAACATCATCTGCGTACGAGTTTCGTTCAATTCGTATTGCAGTGGCTCGATGGCTTCTAGTTCACCCATCGGGTAGAAGAAGCCAGGAATGTCGTAGTTGCGCAGCATATAGAACGGATGACCGAATGCATACGGCATCTTGATTGGCTTGATTAAGAACTTGTCTCCACCTGAATCGGAGAACACGCTCATCTCACCAGTCTCGATATTGTAATATTCGTAGATGTCGCAGTATGCTTCGTCCGGCGAAGAACTATCTTGCGCCATATATCCACGGTCTGTGTTTTGATATTTCTGATAAGCAGACGGGCTAAGTTCTTTTCTTGCGGCGGCATCGTAACGCTTGTCATTCTTTGCATCTTTGAATGGACGACGTGTGCGTTGTGCAATCCAGCGCATGTCTTCTAAGCATGTTGCATCTGGGTCAACGAACATCTCGAACGGGTCTACGCGCTCTAGGAATGGCCTGTCTTCTCTGATTATTGTGGTGGCTTCCACGTCATCAGCAGGTGCTCCAGTTGCTGCCTCATCAGCTGAATATTCGACATCATTAACTTTGGATTCTTCAACGAAGCGATAGCCAGTTTTAACCCAGCCGTGGCCGAGTATAAGATAATCCTTAACAGCACGCTGGAACTCCTTTTGGCATCCGTAATGCTGCCACCAGTAGTTGATTATTGATTCAGTTACGATTGCTTTGTCAGCGTCTTCCATTCTGCGTGGATTGACGTTGATTTTTGGGCGGCCAATTGAAACAGCTGGAGCAAGAGTGTTTATTGTAGAAAAAGAAATATTAACCAAAAGTCTGTCACCGGCTGCATAGCCGCGATAGTGACGACCACGATACAGGTTAATTAATCTCTGCCACATTTGGTCATAATTGTCTTGACTGCGCCAACGCTTGGACCAATCTATGTGACCTCTGTATGTGGATAATTTACTGCTGTTTGACTCACGAGCCATTTATTTCCTCTTTCCTTTTACAAGGCCTTCGCCAATGGCTGCCAATCTGCAGTAGCCATTTGGTTCTGCTTGCTGCACGATAATGTGACAGCCTTTCATTTCTGGGCACCAGAAAGCGCAGTTAGAACATTTGACACCAATCTTGGCGTCTTCGTTTTGTGAAGCTGGAACGTAACCAACCCATATTCCGTTGTCATCGCCATCAGCTAACTTGCCATATTCTTCAACGATTTCAAACATTGACTCAACATACTTAGCTTCTGCTGGTGCAAGTTTAATATTCTTATTTGTTACACCTTCAGGAAGTTCGCCTTCTTCTTTTTCATATTCTTCTTTTTCCCCGCCACCAAACTTAATGGCAATCTCAAATGCTTGGCCTACTGGTGAATCTTTTTCTCTCATTAGCAGTCCCATTTCCTTAATGCCAACGCCTTGCGTGTTGGTCTACCTTTTTT